CGACCACCGAGATCTACACTCTTTCCCTACACGACGCTCTTCCGATCTCTCTGCTGTGCCATCCTAAAAGAAACCAACCACGAAATTACGGTAGCGTTGTTAAACACCATTGACAAACTCACCCCAATTTTAGGACAGTAAAATGAACGTAAACGCAATCATTAATCTTTCTAATAGCGATATTATCCACGAGTTTCTAAACCACTGCGATCGGACGGAACAATCTATCCGTAACATGTTGGCACCGAAAACTGTGGATGCTATCTGGATGGCTTCGCAAGTAGCGAGTGTTGTTGCGGGCAGATATCGCGTATCCTTAGTGATGTGTCTGGACAATTTCTTCAACCAACCGGGACGTATTACCCAGACAGGTATCGGTAGAAGACTTTATGATGTTCGCATCGGAGCTTTCCATTCGATGATCGCCGACTGGCACAACGGATACATGCCTGGTGCAGTTATACCGTATACCGAACCAGAATGGCGTCGCTTTTATAGCCAAATCTTGGGTAATGAAAGCACGATTCATGAGATGATGACTATTATCAGTGCCGATCAAAACCATCTCGCGTACCAGTTGTGGGAGTGGTTAAAAGCCAACTATCCACAATTTGTTCAAGTCGACTAATAGACACCCTAGCTTCGGCTAGGGTTGTTTTATTTTAACCATTTTAGGAGCATATACCATGAATTATTTCTACAAAGGTAAAAAGGTAAAAGATGTTAAAGACGCTTTCAGACAGATGGGAAAACAGGGCCTAGAAAAGATCATGGAAAAGAATCAAACGAAGGAAAATCCTGTTACGAAATGGATAAAAAAGAATCGTAACCGATTAACTAATACTTTCATCTCCTACGATGACGTTTTAGGACTTAAAGATCCCTATACACTCCATCTACAGTCGTTGGCGTTAGGTTGGTTATACGGCGGCGTCACGTTAATTTCCGACCCAACATTTAAAGAACTTGTTTTCAATACCGCGATCCCTACCAAATTCCCGGAAGAATGGTTAGAGTTTATACCCTCCTGGACAGTGGCGGTTGACATGCCGAATGAGTCAGGAACCTTCTTTCTCGGTTATCGGAAATCTAAGGAAGGAAGGTGTGTTGTCATTGGCACAGATATTAACGCCGAAACACCGAACTGCGTTAAAACCGTTAATCTTTATTCATTACAGTTACGCGATGCGGGAAACGGACTCGTGACTTACGATTATGGTAACGCGCTAGATTGTGCACAAAATATCCGCTTCTGGCGAACTCTCGCTGATGCTGCTACGAAGGTGATGTTTCTGTGCACCCTAATACCACCCAGTTATAGGACGTCTTTTAACGATATTAAGTTCAAAGAAATCAAAAAGAACGGTAGCATTAGTTACGAAGTCAAACCTCGTGAACGTGATGTTAAGGTAGATATCACACCAGGACAAGTAAAATATCTAAAAGGATTTAACACCGACTTGAAAGCCATGCAGGGTATCAAACACGCTAAAGCTGCGCACATTCGTCGTGCCCACTGGCGTAGATACTGGGTTGGCCCAAGAAACGGTGAAAGAAAAAGAAAACTTTGCTGGATTCCACCGACATTTGTCCGAGGCTACGTACCCCACACGCAAGACTAGGAGAATTATAATGTTAAGACGCAGAATTTATGGAGACACGCTTCGACGTATTAGTGAAGCTATAGAGACTGCTCACAAAGACTTGTTTGGTCTGAAAGAAGATCGTTTTCTAACGTTTGTCAGGGAACACAAGAGACAACTTCCCGTAACCTTTCTGCCCGTTAACGACCCAACGTACCGTGAGTTCGGCACCACCAAACAGGTGCCGTATTCTATTCGTCAGTCGTTAGGTTTGGGTTGGCAATACGCAGGTATTGAAATTATCTCTGATAACGAGTTGATGGCGTTACTTGCAGACACAGAACGTTTAACGGATATTCCGTACGCGTGGATTGAAGCCATCCCTTCATTCACCTTTTCCGTGACTGTCAAGATTAACGAACTTCCTGCTACGCTCTTTATCGGTCGTCGTAAATTCGAAGGTGAAGAAGTATTGTTCGTTTTACGATGGGTGGAGATAAATCAGCGGCACTGTTGGACAACCAAGATTTATCGGTTCAACAGAAAGGCAGATGACTTTGTTAGTTTAGAGCCTTACTTTGCTAACGAGTCAAAGGACGAGGAACTTCTGGATGAGGTACATATCGGTTTATATCTTTCCTCGCGGGTGAAGAAATCGGAACGCGAGCGACGGGAATACCGTGGTAGAACGACACGTTACGTACCTGATACAGAAATCCTTCCACGCAGAGAACCTGTCGTTGTTGACGTAAGTCCAGTACAACGCGAAGACTTAGAGAAGCAACGCAGGGAAGGCAGGAGAATCTGTTTAACGCCGCATCGCGCAGCGCACATACGCAGAGCACACTGGAAACGGGTCTGGTGTGGGCCAATGACAGGACCACGCTGGCAGGAGTGGCGATGGATTGCGCCCACCTTTATATCTGGTTTTTAGCGTGAAAATAAAGATTACCCCTAGACCTTGTGGTCTAGGGGTAGCTTTTACTTTTTATTTTTTGTTTGCCTTCAGCGCTTTCAGGCGTTCAGCCGTCACGTTCAGGCATTCGATCAATTCGTTCACTTGTTTCATGAACAAACCAAACAGTTCAACCCAATCGGATGCAAAGTCTAACATCGCTGTCAGTTCTTTTGCTACGTTAGGATGGATGTTTTGTTCAGACAGAATCGTTGCAGAAGCTTTAATGGACTCGATAGATTTGTCGATGTTCGTACGAAGTTTCTTCGTAATTTCAACGTTCAGTGCTTTTGCACGGTTAAACGCAATATCGATCTCCGTAGCGCTGTGATACGTTTTCTCAATCGGACGCTGGTCAATAACGTTGTTGGTGTAAGACTTAGCCAACTGGTTAACCAGGTCTTTCGGATTCACGTTACGTAACGGAATGTTAACGTTTTTATAACGGAAACCGATAGGTAATGACAGTACGCCCACATCATGTGTAAGGGCGGAAAGTTGCAACTCAACAGGTAAAAGGACACCGTCGTAGATCTTCTGTAATGAACTCCACACCGATTCTAAGCGGTTAATGTGATCCATTACGTAGGTATTGAAGCCCGGCGGTACAATGACCAACATGCCTGCAAAGTGTAAGAATTTTTCCTGTTGCATCCACTTGGAAACGTCTGACATGTCGTCGTAAGTGGTTAATGCAATCTCTTGTTGAGGGCCACTGAACCCTTTGGGTAAGATTGCAGACGCTTTAGCGGCAAAGCTAGTTAACGCTGCAAGTGGATTTACGTTCATTTAAAACCTCGGATTATAAGTCAGGGTTACATAGTAAAGTCTTTTTACAGTTCATCCTGAACTTATGACCGAGATTATCTCACAAAGGTAAAGCTCGATGAAAATCAAATTACTGACTCGAAACACCACGCCTCGTCTGGAACCGGAAATCTATCTTACCCCGGTGAAAAAAGACAAAGAAGGTAAGCCTATTCAAGTAGGTAAGATTCTTAGCGTGACTTCTTTACCTAACGGTAAGCGCGTAATGGAATTAGAAATCGACGAGCGCAACAAACGTCGTTTCGAGTCTATTGAGAACCCCTATCCTGAAAAATCGGAAGAAGTCACCGAGTGGGTAGAGACCTACTTTGAATTCTGGCACAAACGCCGTCTTCTTCTTCCGACCAAGAATCGTTAATTATTGGAGCGCTAAATGGCAGGCCCAACTAAGCAAGTTATCGGTGAAGTAATTCGTCCTCGTTTTAACGTTTATACCATCATGGACCACGCCTTAGGCAACTACGAAAGAGGCGAAGATGGTTTATACTACCTTAACGGTGGTTTTGCCCACATCATGGGTTTCGCGGGTCGTGGTAACACCTTCAAATCCACACTGTTGGATTTCTGTATCTTCCAAATCCTGCAACGCTATAAAGCGGAGTGGGGTTCGAAATACGATACCGAAGTGTCTGCTGCCCTCGATCGCTTAGAGACTGGTTATATTTCTGCCATGCACGCCAACGGTATTGACGATGGAACTTCGGTACTGGAACTTATTCACGAAGGTCGTTATAACCTCGTTGGTTCTGACGTGATGCCAGGGGAACAATATTACAGTGACTATATTCGTGATGAAGTGGAAAAACGCTTCAAGCAGTATATGTCTGGTAAAACCCGCGTAACGCCGTTCCTTGACCCGGTTCGTCGTAAGCAAAAAGAAATCCTTGACCCGTGGCTGTATTCTATCGACTCCCTGTCGGAGTGGCACTCGTCTTCTCTGGAAGACAAGCACGCTAAAACGGATATCGGTGACTCCGATCAGAACATCCTCAACGCCCACGACGCCTTACAGAAATCGAACATGATGAGCCGTTGGCCGTCTGCGTTTGCCCGTGGCGGTTTCTACATGGGCTTTGTTGCACAGATGGCGGACGACTCCGGTAAGGCGATGGCGGGTGGTCGTCAAGGACAGAAAGCAAACGCGAAACTGCTGGACGATGCGAACGACGATCTCAAATTCGCAGGGATTCCTCGTCGTCAGTTAAGCTTCCTGACTAACTCGTTTATTGTTGCGACAAAATCAGGCGAGCTGAAAAAAGACCAGAGTTATAACGCCCAGACCGGTGTTAACGAAGAACTTTACCCAACTGCACGTTCAAAAGCCATGAACGCGTCGGTTAACGACCTGAAAGTTATCACCTTTACGCAATACCGTGCTAAAGGCGGTCACACAGGCGTGAAGTTCCAGATGATCTTCTCGCAAGAGATGGGTCTACTGTACCAGATCGGAAGAGCACACGTCTGAACTCCAGTCACGATCAGATCTCGTATGCCGTCTTCTGCTTGA